CTCATCGCCGCCCCCTCCATATTTTCCCCGGAGGGATATTTGGAAAGCCAATTGGGGACTAGGTTCTAGGGCTCACAGGAAGTTTCTCGTGTGCTCCTTTCTTCCTGCTGGTCTCGCTCACAACGGGCCCTAGAATCTAGCCCTCAATTGGCCCCAAACGCCCTCTATCTAAGGAGCAACTATGGGTAAAAGGGCCGCAACACCCTCTAAACCAGCTCGAACTGTAGAGCAACGCGAAGCGCAAATGATCAATCTAGCGCTTGAGCTTGCTGAGAAGCAGCTTCGGGAGGGTACAGCACCGGCAACCACGGTGAACCACTACCTCAAGCTCGCCTCCACAAGAGAACAGTTGGAGGTAGAGAAGCTGAGGAACGAAACAGCACTCCTCGAGGCGAAGAAGACGGCGCTAGTTAGCGCTGAGCAAGCCGAGAAGATTGCCAAAGAAGCCATCGAAGCCTTCCGTACATACTCTGGAGCGGGAGATGTTACGAACGTATACTGAACTGGCGCGCCTCGAGACCTTTGAGGAGCGGTTTGACTACCTGGCTCTCACCGGGCAAGTCGGTACAGCCACGTTTGGCTTCGATCGTTACCTGAACCAGCGATTCTACACCTCGACGGAGTGGAAGAAGGTCAGGAACTTTGTTCTGGCTCGAGATGAAGCCTGTGACCTCGGGATCGAGGGACTTGACATCAGATACATGCCGCTAATCCACCACATGAATCCGATTCAGCCCAGAGATCTCGAGGAATTCAATCCAGACATCCTCGAGCCAGAGTTTCTCATCACGACAACCAAGAATACCCACAACGCGATACACTTCGGAGACCGATCGAGGTTGACACCACGAGTTGTTGAGCGTCGACCGAATGATCAAGCTCCCTGGAGGATCTAATGGGAACCATTCTTGAAGATACCAAGAAGGCAATCGGCATCATGCCGGGTTATGATGTCTTCGACGACCAGATCCTCATGCATATCAACACTGCACGAATGGATCTCGCACAATTGGGGCCAAAATGCGACACCCCGATTGAAAAGGATACCGATTGGACTGTCTTTGATGACATCAACGACGAAGCGGCTATCAAGTCTTACATTGCCATGAAGGTCAAGCTGTTCTTCGACCCACCGGGGAACTCCTTCTTGGTATCGGCCTATCAGAAGCTGATCGAGGAGGCAGCATGGCGACTGATCTATCAGACCGAGGGGAAGCAGAGGTAGAAGACCTCGTCCACCACGGAGTAAAGGGCCAGAAATGGGGCGTCATTCGTAAGAAGGCGTCTGCTGGCCGTGCCGCAACCGTCAAGGCTATTCAGAAGAGTGGTCGATTCACCGCCAACGCCACCAAGACGACTATCAAGACTGCTCGAACTGGGGCAGCTAAGGTACAGAAGGCTAAGCAAGCCCATGACCAGCGAGTTGCCGGAAAGAAGCAGGCAAAGGCCGACGCAAAGGCCCGAAAGAAGTTCGCAAACCGCGGATATAAGAAGATCAGCGACTCCGAGCTTCAGTCCCGAATTAAGCGGCTGGAGCAAGAGAAACGCTATCGGGAGCTCAAGGCCGATCGCCACCTGGTTCGAGGTCGTGAGGTCACTCGGTCGATCCTCGAGAACTCTCTGACTAAGGCTGGCACCTATGCTGGGACCAAGCTGATGAAGTCCGCATTCGATAATGCCTTCGACGCTGGGAAGGGCGGTAAATCCACGGCCGAGACCCTTAAGAAGGCGGCAGAGAAGGCCAAGGAAGCCGCTGAGGCTGCCTCCGTTGTCGCGGAAGAGGCTAAGGCTGAGTATCGGTCGACTGGTGGACCTACTAAGGTAAAGGGTCCGGCTCTTCCAAAGCGTAAGACTCCGAAGCAGATCGAGAAGCCTAAGTCTTACAAGCAGACTAAGCCCTCCCCCAAGAAGAAGCGCTACCCGCGCAACCCGGGGAGCACAGCCAAGTAATGCTCTCGAACACCGCAGTACCAAAATACTACGGGCAGTTTCGAGACGCAGTAGTCCGAGGCGAGATTCCGGTATGCGAAGAGATCTCCTGCGAGATGAATCGCATCGATGCTCTCATTGCAAACCCGGAATACTACTATGACGACAAGGCTGTAGAGGGCTTTATCGCTTATTGCGAGAACGAGCTCACGCTGTCCGACGGAGCCGACCTCCATTTGCTCGACAGCTTCAAGCTCTGGGCCGAACAGCTCCTTGGCTGGTACTACTTCGAGGATCGTCAGGTCTTCGTCCCGTATGAGGATGGAGTCGGCGGTCGATACGAGACCAAAACAGTAAAGAAGCGCCTAACAATCAAGCAGTATCTGATTGTTGCTCGTGGAGCAGCGAAGTCGATGTACATGTCACTCATCCAGAACTACTTCATGGTGATTGACACTACAACGACGCATCAGATCGCTACGGCTCCGACCATGAAGCAGGCTGAAGAGGTGATGGGTCCATTCAGGACCGCTATCACCCGAGCCAGAGGTCCGCTGTATAAGTTTCTGACTGAGGGATCCATTCAAAATACAACTGGTGCGAGGGCTAACCGCCAGAAGCTGGTTGCTACGAAGAAAGGCGTGGAGAACTTCCTCACCGGATCCCTTCTTGAGGTTCGACCTATGTCCATCGACAAGCTTCAGGGTCTTCGCCCTAAGGTTTGTACGGTTGATGAGTGGCTTTCCGGAGACATCCGTGAGGACGTCGTCGGTGCACTTGAACAGGGCGCCTCGAAGATCGATGACCCGGTTATTCTGGCCGTCTCATCCGAGGGAACCATCCGCAATGCGGTGGGCGACACCATGAAGATGGAGTTGCTCAAAATACTGAAGGGCGAGTACATCGCCCCTCACATCTCAATTTTCTACTACCGCCTTGACGACATCAAGGAAGTAGCAGATCCTGCTATGTGGGTGAAAGCCCAGCCGAACATCGGCATCACTGTCTCTTATGATCGGTACCAGCAGGACGTCGAGCGAATGGAGCAAGCCCCAGCCGCTCGAAACGACATCCTCGCAAAGAGGTTTGGAATCCCCATGGAGGGATACACGTACTTCTTCACTTACGAGGAGACGATCCCGCACAGGAAGAACACCTTCTGGAACATGCAGTGCGCTATGGGCGCCGACTTGTCCCAGGGTGATGACTTCTGTGCGTTCACCTTCCTGTTCCCACTCAGGAATCAGGCTTTCGGAGTAAAGACCCTGGCTTACATCTCTGAGCTGACGCTTATGAAGTTGCCAGGGGCTCTACGCCAGAAGTATGACGAGTTTATCCAAGAAGGAAGCCTCCGAGTTATGGAGGGTACCGTCCTGGACATGATGGAGGTCTATGAAGATCTGGACCAATACATCGACGAACAGAAGTACGACATCTCGGCGTTTGGGTTTGACCCATACAACGCAAAGGAGTTCGTAACCAGGTGGGAACAGGAGAACGGACCGTATGGCATCGAGAAGGTCATTCAGGGCTCTCGGACGGAATCGGTCCCCCTCGGGGAACTGAAGAAGCTGGCGTCTGAGCGACTTCTCATCTTCGACCAGGAACTCATGTCTTTTACCATGGGTAACTGCGTCACCCTTGAGGATACCAACGGAAACCGGAAGCTACTGAAGAAACGCTCGGAAGAGAAGATCGACTCAGTGGCTGCTCTGATGGATGCCTTCGTGGCATACAAGATCAACAAGGAGGCATTCGAATGAGCAAGGAGGTGAAATGGGTCTTAGTGATCGACTAGCTCACGCATGGAATGCGTTTTCAAAATCCCCGGACAAGAAGAACTTCACACCGGAGTACGGTTCATGGACATTCGGTAATCCAAACCTGAATTACCGACCTGTCGTCGGTGACCAGACAATCGTCACGAGCATCTATAACCAGATTGCTATCGATGTATCGAATGTTCCTATTCGGCACGTCAAGACTGACGATAATGGCAACCTCAAGAGCTACTACCGTAGCTACCTTGACGACTGTCTGTCTCTGAGCGCCAACATCGACCAGACCGGTCAGGGGTTCTTCCAGGATTTGGTACTCACGCTCTTCGAAGAGGGCGCTGTAGCGATCGTTCCGGTAGACACAGATGTCAGCCCCGACCTAACTCAGGGCTACGACATCAAATCTATGCGAGTCGGCACAATCCTGAACTGGTATCCTCGCCACGTTCGAGTCGAGGTCTACAACGACCAAACTGGACAGCGAGAACAGCTGACTCTCGAGAAGGAGTTCGTTGCGGTAGTACAGAATCCTCTGTACAGCGTGATGAATGCTCCGAACTCTACGCTGCAGCGACTGACGCAGAAGCTCCACTTGTTGGATGCCATCGATAAGCAGTCTGGATCGGGTAAGCTGGACATCATCATTCAGCTCCCGTACGTCGTCAAGACTGAGCTGAAGAAGCAGCAGGCCGAGGCACGTCGAAAGGCGATTGAGGAACAGCTCGCTGGGTCGCAGTACGGTATCGCTTACACCGATGGTGCAGAGCGAATCACTCAGCTGAACCGACCTTCCGAGAATAACCTCATGAGTCAGATTCAGTGGCTCACCACCCAGCTGTACAACCAGCTTGGAATGACTGAGGATGTCTTCACCGGCAAGGCCGATGCTCGACAGATGCTGAACTACCAGAACCGAACGGTTCGTCCAGTTCTGAAGGCGATCACGGATGCCATCACCAGGACTTTCCTCACCAAGACTGCCAGAACGCAGCGACAGCGGATCATGGCGATCGAGGATCCGTTCCTCAACGTCCCGCTGGAGGAGATGTCCAAGCTGGTCGACTCCGTCAAGCGCAACGAGATTGGTACCGCCAATGAGCTTCGTCCGAAGTTCGGCTGGGCCCAATCTGAAGACGAGACGGCAAACCAGTTGGTGAACTCCACC